TACTTGCAGTTTTACACCAGACGCAGACTCAGATGACTTTGTAGCATTTGATGACATTACAGAAGAGATGGCTGTTGGCTGGGTAAAGGATTGCGCTCAGATTACTGTAGCTGACATTGAGGCTTCTATTGCAAATCAAATAGCTGAGTCTAAGGCTCCATCAGTTGTAGCGGAGGTTCCGTGGTGAGTGATAAAGGTATTGTAATCCCTACTTGGGCTATTCCATTAGTAGTTAGTTTGTTTGTCGGTGCTATCTCTTACGGTGCGGCACAGGCTAATGCAGAGACTACTACTAAGGAAGTTAAAAGAATTGAAGTCATAGTTAAAGAGACTGCTAAGAAAGCCGCTGAAAACGGACAAGCACAAGCTGTAACAGAGACTAAAGTTGATGCAATTGTAGAGTCATTGGCTAGACAAGAAAAGATACAGGAAAAGACTAACGATCAAATTTCTGCGTTAGTACAGGCATTACTGGCTAAACAATGAAAATGGTGTTTGCCCTTCTATTCTTTGTCAATGGCGAAGTAGTTGATGAGCAGACACTTTATTATTTAAAGAAGTCACACTGTATTTATATGTGTCAAGAACTATCAAGACCCAGTAATAAGTACGAGCCTGTAGACTGTCGTTGTCAGGTTCAATGGGTTGATGTAAAGGACAAGGTTATTAGGTGAAACAGTTGGTGTTTGCATTAATGTTAGAGACACTAACTGCTGATGGTTTTGTTATAGAAACAGAAGAGTATGGTGTATGGGCCGATGTAAACAAATGCACATACTTTAGTAGAAGTATAAGCTTACAAGGCATTGAGGGTACAGCAGGGATTACATTTAAAAAAGCATTTCCTGTACCTGTAAGGGCTTATTGTAAACCTAAATATGTAGACCCAGAGACAACGGAGATATTTTGATATCAGGTCAAGATTGGTCAGATTCAAACACTTGGTGGGGGCTTGCACTAGCTCTTGTATTTTTTGGGTTTGCACTATATGCAGTATTTTTTTAAAATAGAAGTTCACTAACCTAAAGGAGATTAACATGGGCGAGAAAAAAACAACTCCCATTACAATCAATGATGTAGATTACACCCTAGAAGATATGTCTGAAGAACAACAAGCAATGGTTAATCATGTTGCTGATTTAGACAGAAAGATAGCAAGCACTCGTTTTAATTTAGATCAGTTAAGTGTTGGCCGTGATGCGTTTATGAATATGCTAACACAACAGTTAGAAACTGATGAAGCGGTAGACGAGGTACACTAATGGCAACCGTCAAAGAGGCGTTACTTAAACTAGAAGCTCACGAAAGAGAATGTGCCGTGCGTATGGAAGCTATAGAAATGAAGTTCCAGTCTATTGAGAAGCGCCTTGATGAAGGTTCTGTTAGATTTAAAAAGACTGAGATGATGCTGTGGGGTATGTACCCCCTCATCATTGGTCTATTCGTATTAGAGAAGATAATGTAATGGGTATACTAAGTCAGATACTAGGCAGTGGTGATGTAATTTCTAAGGGCTTGGGTCTAATTGATTCCATGCATACCTCAGAAACAGAAGCCATAGAAGCAAAGACCAAAGCAAAGACAGACCTGTTAAGTTCTTACGCACCGTTTAAACTTGCACAAAGATACTTAGCTTTGATATTTGGGTTTACGTTTGTTGCTTCTTACATTCTTGTGTTGAGTTTATTTTTTCTTGGCAGGGATATAACTGCGGTACAAGAAATCATCTCTGCGTTTAAAGTTGATTGGATCATGTTGACCATTGTAGGGTTTTACTTTGGTGGTGGTGCGTTTGAGGGAATTAAGGGTAAGAAGTAATGCGTTACTTTAGATTAAAAGACTTTAATTGTCAGGAAACTGGTAACAATGAAATGTCAGAAGACTTCCTCAATAAACTGGATGACCTTCGGCACATATGCGGCTTCCCATTTATCATTACAAGCGGTTACAGAGATCCAACCCATAGCATTGAGGCAAGAAAGACAAACGCAGGGAGAAAGGCAGGAACCCATGCCCAAGGGATCGCGGCAGACATACGAATCAATAATGGAAATGAAGCCTACGAGATCATTAAGAACGCGCAGTCAATGGGATTTAATGGTATAGGTGTAGCAAAGACTTTTATCCATGTAGACACTAGAAAGACTATGCCTGTTATTTGGACCTATTAAGCAAACTTTTAGCAGTCTTCTTAGATTCTCTAAATGCTTTTGCAGTAGGCGCACCTTTAGCACCTTTCTTTCGCATTGTCTCACCACTACCAGCGGCTATTCTTTTTCTCTTAGCGTGTATGTTTGCGTATAAACCTTTCATTTAATTAAACTCTTTTTCTTTTTAACTGGTTTAGTTTTCTTTGGTCTACCAACTTTACTACCGTATGTTCCTTTACCGTAAGGCATAGTATTCTCCTACCATTTACTTTTATTTGCCCAGTATGCCGCAGACATTACACCTTTAGCAATGTTCTTAGCATGACGAGCCTTGAATGATTTACGTCTAGCTTTATCTTTCTTTGACTTAGGGTTAGACCCTGCCCCAGACACGCCTTGTTGACCGTAACGAATAGTTTTAACTTTGTCACCAGACTTGGCAACAACAACATGAGACTTTGTTGGATGGTTAGGGGTTCTTTTCGGTTTGTTATACCCCGATACCCCGATACGTGTTAAAAGGCTTTTCTTTTTCATGCCCCAATTATAACAAAAAAAGCCCTCGAAAGGGCAAAACAACAAAGGGGATTACTTTATTCTACATTAAACGAAGGATGATGCAAACTTAATTGTTCTTCTGTAGGTGGTTTAAGTAATGCTTCTTCTTCCGCAGTGACTTCAGACCACAGTATATCTATCTCTTCTACTGCATAAGCTGGTAGTGCAGACCCATACAGCACGGCTTCTATAATAGAATCCATCTTGGCAGGGACTTCACTTAATCCGCAGTTAACAGATCTGTCTCTTAACTCAGTTAGGAATGTACTCATAACAGTCTATCCTCATGGTATTTAATTAACTCATTGAACTCTTTTAACATTTCTCTGTAATCAGCAGTGTATAACTTTTTAATCTTTCTTTTGTCTTGATGCATCTGCCTAACAAAGTCCTCACCGTACCAATCAATCATCCATAACGTGTACTGACCTTCAGCACTTCCCTTACTCATCCCAAATGCATTACATCCNTTACACTGTGGATGGACGTTCTCAATCTCNAATGCCCAATACGAACTAGAACCCTTAGCTATGTAGTGACCACCATCTGCATCCTTCCAATGCAGTCTCTTATCACATGAAACACACTGGACCATGCCATATTCATCTGCGGCTGATATTCTTGCCAACTTTTGTATCGCTGTTAAACATTTTTTTCTAAGCGTTTGAGCCATCTGTTTGCCTTATTTTACCATACCCTGTAGGGTAGCTTATATTTTTGCTTAAACGCGCTGAAATGACCCTTAAAACGCCTCTAACGGCCTTTCTACGACCCTTACCGTGACTACTTCTTGGTTTTCTTTTTTTGTCGATCCCATTCTGCTTGTTCATCTTGTACTAAAAGCCAGTATCCACTGCCTAATACGACCATGATGGCAAGCCATGCAACTCCGCATATATATTCCATATTATTTCTCCTTTATTTTTCCGTAAGTTCTTTTGATGGAAAGGGAATATGTACCCCTGTACGTTCTACTAAGCCCCGATTAATAGCATCATAGACTTTGGCTACTTTGTCGGACTGTATTTCTGTTGTTGATTCAATAGCAAACATTGTGTTTTGTATTTGTTTCCAAAATGTTTTGAAAGATTCTTGGGTCCACGGTATTTCAATGTCACCTTTTATGAATTTAGCGTTCATCTGGTGGTAGACCCCTGCATCGTTTAATCTTTTAGCGGCTTCTCTAAAATAAACCTCAAGTGCGGCTTGTTGTTTGGGTGATCGTGGCTTCCCAAAGGTGTAGGTAAACGTAATGTATTGTCTTTCCTCATAAAGTTTATCAACAAACTTCTTAAACATTTCTTTTTTATGTTCGTTGTTAATTGTGTATGCTTCGCCCATTAAAGTTTCCTTTTAATTAAGTTTTTTCTAAGCCATGTTTGCGAAATGCTTAGATGAACTTCAGGTTTTTCTGCTACTTTGCCTTTTGGTTTAATATGTTTGTGTCCAAAATACTTACCTTTGCCTATTCTTCTTCCAATGGTATCGACAGATAAATCAGTAAGGTCTGCAATCTGCTGTAATGTATACCATTTTTGACGTTCAAACTTGTCAGTAGACTCGTCTATAAACTTAACTTCTTTCTTGGGTTTGGTTCGTTTCTTTTCTTCAAAAAGATGATCCCTAGCAGTGCCTTTATGTCTAAGCTTGTCACAACAATTCGTATAAGAAATATCAAACGCTCTAGCCAACTCCCTTCTGTCATACATTTTCCCAGAGACAAGGTTAGGATTACTGCCTAGATACTGAAACANTTTTTTAACGTTCACATGGTTCTCCTTTACTGAAACATTTCTTTAAGTTTGTCAATCTCTGTTAACGCAATCTTTCTTCTGTCTTCCTTTGTGCCAACACCTAATAGTTCTTCTGGTTTGTAAAGTCTATGTGACATTGTACCACCTGACCCAGTAAATACTCCTGAGTTAGTCAACAATCCAAGAATTGCATCAATGTCAGGAAACTCAAATCGCTTGTTGTTCGACTCCTTTTCTAAGTGTGTTAAGTCAAACGCCTTGTTAATCTCTTCTCGACTGAACTTTGCTATCTTTTTACCGTACTCTCTCCTAGCTAATTGTAAAGATTCCGAATCAGGCCATTGGGATTGCATACGCGCTACCCCATAAACGTTTTGTAATCGCATAAAAAAGTAAGCAATAGAATCCTTTTCCTCATTGTTAAAAGAGGCTGGTTGATTTGTTGTAGTCTGAGTTAAGCTTTGCATATTCGCTTTTAGAATTTCGTTTATCTGCATTTTGTTCATTCCTTATTTTGTTGTTTGTTTCCCACGTTCTAACGCTTGCCTTCCAATCTTTCATCTTACTATTGCCAACCTTCCATCCTTTCGATTGATAGAAGTCAATAAAGGTCTGTGCGTTAAT